GTTTCCCAGTCACGATCGGGCCCGGACCAAATGTGACGCCGACCTTCTCCCACTCCTCTTCCCGACCTTGAGTGCCTTGCACTGGTAGGAAGGACTTGATACGTAGCTCTGCCGCGCCTGCAGCCTCTTGGTCGAGGATTGCACCGGGATCACCACCCAGGATAGCGTGAGGCATCTCGTCTGGCTTGCGCATGCTCATGCGTCACCTCGCATGAGGTCAACAGCCAGACGCAGCGCGCTTAACTCTCCATCCTTACCGCGGAGGGAGATAGCCAGATCGAGAGCTTGGATGCGCACATCTGATCCCAAAAAAGCGGGAACCCGCGGCGCTGCTGCAACAGGTTCGGGTGAGAGATCAGCAGCCATCTTCTCAAAATGCTTCTTCACGCTTTGACGCCACTCGGTCTCATACTTGTCAGCACCAAGCCAACGCTTCAGAGCACCGGTTGAATAACCGGACCAACGACGCAAACCTTCAAGAGTTGAGCCTGCGGCTTCATAGACATACTTGACGTTTTTGACGTCGTCATCAGTCATTTGGACCATAGGTCCATGCGGACGATTCTTCTTCTTAGCCACGCTTACGGCCACCCTTCTTGATCTTGATAACCTTACCGCCTTCGTCGACCTTCGGCTGGGCAGCTTGGTAGTTATGATATGCAGCCATGCGCTCAGCGCAGACCTTGACTTGAGGCACTCGCGTATCGAACTTGGCGAGTTTCGGGAGACTGATGCAGGGTTGCTTTTGCTTGGCTCCGCACAGCTTGTTTCCGCAATCTACAAACAGCACGCACACGTGCGTCCTGATGTAGCGTCCATACTCAGCAGGCACGAACGCATAGCGTCCGGTCTGTGAGACCTCCATGTGATAATACTTCATCTATCGTCCTTGCGCCAATACCGCGCTTCGGTTGGGATACCATCGAGGGATTCACCCCGATAGCGAAAGGTGACCCTGGAACCTCTAGGAAATTCCTTGGCCGATATCCAGTCAGGAACTTCCTGACCGGGGTGTTCTTCTGCCCATTCCTGGGCTGTTTGAGAATTTAGAACGTATTCTTGATCGCGACAGACCAACACGCGCTCAGCATCCGTGAAGCCACTCAGCTCAAGACGCTTACCCTGGTAGTCCAGGATCAACGCACCCATGAGGCCCAGCAACTTACTGCCTTTGTCTGTCTCACGTCCAGTGATGTAGCCTACGACCGTGCCCTCAGCATCGTCGAGCTTCTTCACCTTGAGGATCGAAGTCAATCGCTTCGGCTCCCACACGGACTCAGGCTTCCGCAGCATGAGCCCCTCGCCACCGAGATCACAGATTGTTTCCAAACGCTCCTCAATGATCTCCAAAGCACGTGCAGTCTGGAAGGGCAACTGCTCTTGCTGGTGCCAGATGACGACATCACCAGCCTCACGTCGACCCATCTCCCGGACCACGCGCTCGAAGCGAGTCATCTGTCCCGGGCGATAGTCGAGCTTGGCTGCCTCGTGCCAGGCATTGAAGCCTCGGAACATCTTCTGGAAGTTCACGTTGTTGATGCGGCCATCCCGGAAGACTGCCTTCGGCGGTGGCATGTCGAAGACATAGAACTTGACTTTGTGCCAGTCATTCCCTCCAACCAATGTCTTAATAATCCGGGTGAGGTTTTGACGCTCACCGTGTCCGCGTTGCCCGTGCCATAGCTCACCGTCGAGCATAATCGGGGGCAGCTTATCCAGCCACCAGTCGGGAGCATGGATCACGTTCCCCAACCGCGACCAGAGACCTGTAGCAATAGGCGGGGACACGTAGCGGTGGTCCTTGTCATGGTTAGCCCAGGGAACTCGCGCCTTGGGCACTCCGCGACTGATGCCACCATCCCAGAACGCACGCTGTCCGTCTAGCTTCTCGCTATAGAACCAGCCTCCGATACCGTGCTTCGACGGATCGAAAGTCTTGGCGAGCATTAGGAATTCACGGTTATTCACTGCGGCCTCAACATTCCGGGATACTTACGTGTTGCTACTAGGTAACGACCTTGAAGTTTCTTCAGGATCTTCCTGATCGCTACTTCTGTGATACCGAAGACCTCACCAATTTCCTCATTAGTATGGCCCTCGACCTTCAGTTTAATAATGTGCTGCTCGCGCTCGGTAAGCTCAAGTATGATGCCCACATCCTGGATATGTAGCATGAGCCAGGTGGGTGGCTCGCTACACGGACGCATATCATAAAAAGAGTCATCACCTAAGAGCACTGCTTTCGGTAGGTCGTCTAGACCTTTGTTCTCTGCTTTACGCTTCTGCCTCTCGCTACGGGGAATCCGTATCAGATTGCTCTCCGCGAGGAGATCGTTAATACGGCTCTCAATCCGTAGCGAGAGGTAAGCTTTGTTGAAGTCTGTTTTCTTGTCACAAATCTCGACTAGTACGAGCATGGCTACCGACAGAATATCATCCCGTAAGAACGGATAACGGTAACCCCAATATCGGGCCCGCTCCTTCACATAGGGGAGATAACTCTCGATAAGCTCGTCTCTAGTCACTACTAGTAGTTAAGACCTCTCGTACTTTTTCTTCAGTGGTCTGAAGCATTTCAGCGATGATCTCATCAGAGATTCCTTTAGCTGACTGTTCGCGAATTACACGCTCGAAGTAACTAGGCTTCGGCCTAGACTCCCAATAGCGTAGCCTGAGAATAATCTCATAGCCTGTCTCGCAGAGGGCACCGGGATCGGGCGGCTTGCAGCAGGTGTCACACTCTTTGATGTGTGCATCCCACTCGGGCTTCGGGTCTGTTTTACAATACATGTTCACTCCTCTGGAAAGCAGAGTTGGCAATTCTTATTGCCCAGTTGATGCTTGCAGGGACGCGCGTGTTCGCATTCTCTGCAGCGTTTGTTAACAAAGAGTGTTTGCTTTTGGCACACTCTACAGTATTGCAGCTCACGATGTGGGCCGCGGTTCTTTGAAGACCTCCTCTTAACTAAAGACTTTGTTCGTGAGCCTGGTACGCCGGACCACCCGCCGCCACCGCTCCCACGAAATATACGTTGCTTGTTCTGTTCTTTGCGGAACTTCTTGATGTTCTCATCGATCTGACCTTGGATCGAATCCGGCGAGATAAATCGTAGGTCACAGCGCTCCGCGTGCCCAAACATCTCCACATGCAGATTGCAATACTTGCAGAACGGATCCGGCTTGATACCCATGATTCGTTCGACTTCGCGGATGCGGGCATCAGCTTCCTCTTCCAGCCTGCGCTGTTTTGCCTCTTTGATTCGATCCAGATGTCCCATCAAGCCTCCGAAAGTTTGATGTGATGGCGGAGAGGGCGTCTCCTCCTCTGACCGAAGTATGGCAAAAATCGAACCGGAATCCAAGGAAACTTTTTTGATGAAGAATCATGATGTGATGGCTAGCACCCAACATTCTTGGACTCGAAAACTGCTTAGGTGGTACTGGTATCCGTTCGGATCCCAAACGATGTTGCCATCCCAAGCACAAGCATGACCATTTCCTTGGTGGTTCTGCCCGACCAAGATACCCTTTCGACCTTTGATCATCTTTGCAAAACGCTTTGATGCCACATCAGTTTCGTATAGACAGCGCCAATCAGCCGGGTTCCTAGCTGACGCATAGCGCGGCATATACTCAACGAGTGTGAGCGAGTAGCCACGTGTAAAACACAGATCCACAATCTCTTGAATGTGGTGACCCTGATAGCAGTGAGGCACAGGGTACTGCGGAAACACGACTTCCATACCGTCGTGACCCAGCTCCTGGATGAGAGCATCAACACTCTCATCCAGGAGCATAGCCAAACTGTACACCAAACACTGGTGTACACCTTTACCCATCTTGAGGAGTTTCAACCTTCACCTTGGGATCTTCGAGAAGTGACTCAGGAATCTCAATGAACTGGGTTGCCCGTTCCTTGAGATCCCGACTAATTCCACAAGCTAGGATGTATACATCCACGCCACGACGCACTGCCCAATCAACGCACGGCTCGAGATCACCATCGGCAGTGCCGAGGATGATAATATCGAACCTGTCAATCATATTGACAATGTCCATAGCGATGCCGACATCCCAATCGGCCTTGCGCCTAAGTTCCTGTTCGTTGCTGAAAGACTTGACAGTCTTGAACTTCGTTTGGAACCCGGTCTTTTGTAGACAGTGAATGAATCCTGCGGCTTCGTTGTTCAACTGGGAGCCATAGGCAATCACCTTTGTCAGCTCGCCAAAGTCGCGCACGAAGTCCAGATACTTTCGATAGTCTAACTTTTTGCCTTCATACTTTTTACCAATGCAGTAATAGATATTACTAACATCGACGAAGACTCCAATTCTCTTCATCGTCGGAACCCTTCCAAATATACCCACCAGTTTGGGCGCTTAAAGAGCTTTTGGTACTCTCTATCAGAGTCGGAAGTAAGAATCCAAACACCTGAGCCGTTGGCACAAATCTTCGGAAAACACTCAAGCTGCGCGGGTGTAAACTTGGAACCTTTGAACTCCGGCTTCTTAACCTCAATCCAACGTTGTCCATATGTGCTGTGGCACGCAAAGAGATCCGGGAAACCTGATTGGTACATATTGCCATGTGTTACCATGACGTACCATCCCTTAATTCTCAAACTGTCAATAATGGCCTGCTGAATCTTAGCTTCAGGGCCCTTTTTGTGGTTCTTTGGTCGGAGCGGTTCCATTACATTCGCCTAGCGAGGAGGAGTTCGTATTGATAGTTGTGATGATAGCATCGAGTGGTGTAATATCCTTGGGATACGCAAGTTGTTAGGTCTCCTCAACCTTAGACTTGCCAGATCGGAGACGTTCTGCCTCCGCTTTGATTTCGTCTTGCGTGAGTCCAACCTTCTCCATCAGGAGTTTGTTGATGACTACCAGCTCCATGAGCTTTGCCGCAATTTGATTGTTTGTTTGCTCAAGCCGTTCCACTCTCCGCAGGAGCCTTGGCCTTTGATGCTGCTGCTTGGGCGGCTTGGGTGTAGTTTTTCTTGTTTTCCCTTTTGCTTTTCTTGAAGAAGTCCGGGCGCTCACGGGATACCAGCTTTGCTCTGAGGGTTACGAGTGCGTTGTTCAGCAAGACAACTTCGCGGTGTTCCTCGAAGCCGCCCCACTTCTTGTAGCGAGCCCACATTTCGTCGGGCTGCATCTTCTTGATACGTCGGACTTCCGCATACTCAGCGTCATACACGGCAACAAGCCAGTGGTGAGCCTTACGAATGAAGTCCGCCAGAAACTTCATCCCGTCTTCAGGGATATGCAAATGATCCGGCTTGATCTTGACATCCTCTTCCATGAGTGTAGCCATAATGGCTCCACCCTTGAGGCGCATTTCTTCAAGCATGGATTCCTTGCTGAGAGCCATATCGTTTCTCCTTGTTTTCAATATCACGGATCAGTTCAAGTTTTCCCTTACGGGAATAGTTTGTAATACCAAGACGCCGGGCAATCGTCTTCAGATCGACTAGCGGCTTCTCTGCCAACTCAAGCGACGGATGTTCTCGCATCCACTTGACTACGGCTTTCTTGTCTGCTGCCAAAATATGAGTCTGAAGTTGTTTCTTAGACTCATCGGACGAATCTCCCCACAGTCGTTCAAACTGGGGCCGGCGGATCATCGCCTCGATGCTCCTGAGGTTCAGGACTCGGTGGTGTAACTCCTCCTGGAGTTTGATGATTCCTTTCGGCATTTTGCAGTTCCTTGATTCTACGTCGAGTGATGAGCTCATCATGCCGAGCATGTGCACGCATAGTTACGAGTAGCTGAGTATACAGCTGCTCCTCGTACGCATTGCGCTCTGGCATGAGCATCAGGTTATTCAGGATGATGGGTAGCATTATTTCTCCGCCCAACTTTTGAGAGGTTCTTCAGTACCAACAGGCGACCAGTCCATCTCAGCGAGGGGAACCCGTTCCTTGAGCCAGACCATAAAGTCGGCTACGATTCCTTCGATTCGCTTGATAGTATCCGGTAGCGCTGGCACCATGATTTCGTCGTGAATGTTGAGGGGTTGGACGTGCCAATCAGCGACCCCTTCAGGTTGGATGTCCCAAATCTGACGTTGAAGCATTTTAGTAACCTGCGCACCAGACGATTGGATAACATGGTTACCAGCAGCGCGCATGTTCGCGGCCTGGACTTGGAATGCAGCACCAAACAGCGCCGACCGTAACGCACCGCACGCGGTTTGCACACGCTCACGTCTGACGACTCGGACATTTAGGTTCTCCCACTCTTTCGGCGGTTTCTCAGCCAGGTTGAAAAGCGCTTTGCAGACTTGGTTCTCGAGGGTAAAGTATCGTCGAAACCCGAACATGGATTCAATGTAGTCCGCTGGCTCGTGCCACTCGACGCGCGTTCCAATACCTCCGGGCTGACGCATCGAACAAAACATATCGAAAATCTTCTTACGCTCTTGACCCCAAACCTTATGCTCTTTGCACCAACGGTCGAAAGCTTTGTTAGCATCTTCCTCGGAGATACCAACTCGCGTCTGGAGAGTATATGATTCTCCACCATACGCGGTAGCGTATACGCCTTTCTTAGAACGATCATACTTGTCCTTCTCACCAGGGAGACCCTTAGTTGCGAGAATATCCTCGTATGTTAGCCCTTCGGATTCGAACAGATATGTTCCGAAGAGTGCGTGAATCTTGGTATCCGTTTCGAGTGTTCCATTACACTCATAACAGATGCCGGCATCGTTACACTTCTTACACGGTCCCTTGGGACATTTGCCTGTCTGCTTACAGACGTGGCAGGGTTGCTTGGTTAACAGCTTCTCACGCAACACGGGATCGTTATACGCCGCGTCCATGAGACAGATTTCGAAGCCGCTGAAGTCACCACCACACAGCAGCAGTAACCCATCTGCCAACGGGAACAACTTGCGGAAGACCTTATCGTGCGGGATACCCTGTGGATTCATCCCGTCCGCACCCGACATGCGGGTCGATAACGTGCCGATGACTTTGACCGAAGCATGGAAGCGTCCGGCGATCAGGAGCTTGTCGATCAACTCAACACGCTTAGCTGCGCGCCGTGCCTTAAGCACAGCCGAAGCTCTGATCGCGGCCGGATGCCGCTCATCACTGGGGATCATACCGTCTTTACAGTCAGGGCATGTTTGCCCAACTTCTTGACCAGTGTAGTCATCAACGATTGTTTCACCGGCACCGTAGCACGTATCACAAACGTCTTCAATATACCAAGAGGCAATCTCCTCAAGAATAAGACCCTTGGTGCTGATCTTACCCTTACCATCTTTCATTACCGCTCGCTCAGTCGGCGAGAGAACTTGCTCTAGGTAACGGCGAACTACCTTCGTGGAGTTGTGATTGAAACCCAGCTCAGCAATCTCAGCCTGCTTTACGGCTTTGAGTTTCCTGAGCCCTTCGAGATCAATCGAAAACCCGCGCCATCGAACAGCCGCCACATTAACTGCAAGGATGCTGTCATCATCGCTGTGCTCCGGCTTGTCGAAATAGTTATACAGACCTTGGAGATACTTAACGTCGTCCGTGGCGTATTCCCGTGCGAATCTGTTATAGGCCCAGTGCCGAATGTGCAGATGTATCTTCTCAGGCCAAGCACCCTTCCAGTCTCCCGGTTTGCCGACAGACAGTGCGAAAGGGGCCCAGCCGTTCTCTTGCGGGAACGCCTTCTTGGGTAACTCAATATCTTCAAACTTGATAACGCGTTCTTCACTTACACCTAAGGCGTCTGTTGCAAGGGCCTTGAGTGCAGACGAAGGTGCAAACTTCAGGACTACGTCCTTGAAGTCTGGGATGATCTCATCCGCATCATCCTTGATATCATACACCTGCCAACGACGCGTTGGATCTTTGAACCGTGCGAAGTAGACATCACGAAACGGGATTAACTCTCCGAGCTTAGCCGCCAGAGGATCAGCAAGTTGAGTAGGCACGCGACGGATGCGAATATCACTGCGGTCCATGGTCGATTGATATGGACCCTTGCGAGCGTGAAGCATAAGATCAAGAGCGCCAGCAGGTTTGAGACAAGCGCCAAGTCGGGCATCAGGCTCCAGGAGTGCATACTCTTCAAGATGGTCTTCAGGCCATTCATCGTATCCGACTTTCTTACCGAGCAAATCGAGTGTTGTGTAAAGCTGACAGATGTGGAACCAGTCGAACGCGAGGTTAAATGCGACGACAACATTCTCACAAAGCATCTCGATCAGTTGCATCGTCTCCCAGATGGGAGTCGTAAATGTGCTGTGCAGCTTGATGTCACCATCATTGACTGCGTACTGAATCAGTACAGCAGGCCCGTGGAAGCCACAGGTTTCTGTATCGAAGAATACTAGGTCAGTTCCCACTGAAGCTCTCTAAGCCTTTCTCGAATTGCTGCCGAATAATCTGCGCATTGACAGGTTGGGCAGTCGTGTGTATAGATGTAGACATCTACCTCGAATGACCAGTCTTCCCAGTCGAATTGTACTCGCTCACGTGCATAGTCTTCTTCTTGATAATGGACGACGTTCGTCTTAATGTTGAGATAACGACCCCAGGTCATATGCTCTATGAAGCTAAGGTCAAAGTCCTCGTCAATTAACGTAAGAGCTTCTTGATCGAGGTTATAGAAAAGTGTGTCAATATCGACGGTTGTTTCAGTATAGCCTTCGAGGTTAATCATACTGGTGCGCGATAGCTCTTCCCCTGTTCTTTAGCATACTCAGCCAGAGATGTGTGGACATCACCCGAAGTGATCTCGCCGGCAGCCCAAGCCAGGAGACGAGTAAGGATGCTGTTGCCACCGAACTCATCGAAGATGTGAGCCTGGAGTTCGAAGATAGCATCACGGTCGCGATGCTTCTTCTTCGTAAGCTCCTTCTCTTTCTCCTTCTTAGTCTTGCGCTTCTTCTTGGTCTTACGACCCTTGATCTTGTTATCCTTCAGCTCCTTAACCTTCTCGAAGCACTCCAGCTCACCGTCCCTCTTAAGAGCGGTGTAGACATCACGGATCTGCTTCTGTGTCAGCCACCCGGCTGCAATCTCAGCCTGCACAGCCTCAGGCAACCGGAGCACCATGTAGCGAACCTGCACCCAGCCACGGGACATGTTCAACCGGATGCCGGCATCCTCTTCCGTGACACCGAGGGCTTCAAGCTTCTTCAGGGCACGGGCTTCCTGGACAATGTCCAGTTGGCTACGCTGGAGGTTCTCGCTCAGGTTGAAGAACCGAGCGTTAACTTCATTCCTCATGTCGTCGCGAACGACAGCCGGGATCTCGGTTTGCTTATTTACCTTAAACGCGGTGAAGCGTCGGTAACCCGCAATCAGCAGGTATTTCTTGTCCGGATTCTCGGCTTTGCGAGCGTCAGAAAGAGTGGTAACGACAACCGGCTGGATCAGCCCGTTCTCTTGGATATTCTTCGCGAGGTCCACAACGTCCATAGGCGCAATAGGCCCACGGCAGTTGAACTCCTCGTCGAAGAGGATGTCAGCCATCGGAAGGGTGGCAACTTGCATAGTGCTCATGTGTTCTCCCTAATAAGAGTCTGAAGTTCGTTGCAAATATTACGAGCACTTGTCGTAATGGGTGAGTATCTCGGGGATTCGAGATGAATCCATCCATTCATCTCGTCACGGGTTTCAAAGTAGCGACAGACCTTTGACATAGCGTCTTCGAGTTTTATTACTCGCTCAAGTTCGTCGGCAGTCATAGCACAACTTCCTGTTTACGTCTACGATAAGCCGAATGAATGATGTTTTACATCGAACGCAGGCTATTATCTTGAATATGGTTTCGATTGTCTTGTCTCTATTCTTGAGCCAAGCCTCCTTTTGCTCATAAGTCATTGGACTACAACGGTAGTTACGGAAGTTTGCCTTACGCTCTAGCCTCCCACAGCGTAGGCAAACCCAGCAATCAATACGTCGAGACTTGTGTCTATGACGAAGTAAATGCATCTTCTAACTGACCCATTGTCAGATTTTGAAGTTTCTTCTTTTGCTTCAGGTTATCAAGCACTAACTTATCGCTTGGGAGCATAATCAGATCCTTGATAACAAGTCCCCTATTCTCATCCATGCCTGGGCGATGTCCACGATCCTCGGCCTGCATTCGAGCTTCACCACTAAAGCAGTTGCTATAGAAAAGCTCCGTTGGCGAAGCAGTCAGAGTCAGCGCCATACCACCCGCCTGGGGGTGGCCTACGAAACAGAGCTTCGGATATTTCTCGCGCAATTCCTTGTAGCGTGGGTGCGAACGATCCATTGCATCTAGCAGCTCGTCGCTATCAAGCACCTCACCAGTTGCACTAGTACCTACGTAGCCCTTGCCATCCACACGCAACGTTGCCCAACTGTGTTGATGCGCAATCGTAACCAAACGGTCGAGGGTCCCAGTGAATCCGCCCCATACAATGTATCGTCCAACGTCCTCGTGGGAGTCAAGGTCATCAATGAAGTATTGATCCTTTGGAGAGCCAACAGCTTCAGTGTCTCGCTTATAAGTTGTGACTTCACCTGTGCCTCCACAGTTGTCACAACGAACAACTTGCTCTGTGAACGTGGGCTGCTCGAACGGGGCCATGGGATCGATGGCGACATCTGGCATTTTGACTTCGACCATGCCACCACCCTGGCAGTTGGGGCAGGTCTCTTTACCGGACGGCGTCTCGATATACTGGAATCCGTCGCTGATCTCTCGCGTCAACGTGAGCGCTGTGATCGCACGCTGGGAACGGGCACGAATGATCTTAGCAGCACGAACGATCTCAGGCGTCGGCTTAACCCGAATGACTTCGTATTGCTTCTCCGGCAGGTCGAGGCAGTCTTTCTTGAACTTGACCAGGACTAGCCCGTTCATCCTCTGGTAGAGATAACTAACCTCATCCTTCGACTTCTCGAAGCGGTGATAGTCTTCCTCATCAACATTGATGGGAGCATGATTCATGTGCTCGCGGAATTGTCCGCATTTCGCACATCGTTTCTCGTTGTCGAGCCAGGCAACTCGGTGCGGGTAACTACCTCCGGTAATGTTGTTCTCACGCATCTCGATAATACAGAGCCGCGAACGGAACTTACCGACCGTGCCCTCTTTAATGAAGCCTGGACACGCCACTTCGCACTGATGCCACCAGTCAACAGGTGTCTTTGGAGCCGGTGTTCCTGACATGAGTAGGATGAAGCTCTCGTGACCATGCTCAGCACGCATTGAGTTGGCCAAGTGTAAAGCAGACTGAGACTGTTGAGTAGTCGGTCCCTTAAGCTTGGAACACTCGTCGAAGCAGATGAATCTTGGGGCAGGTTTTCCTTTGGGCCACTCTCGGACACGCTTCTTCATCCCGTCGTAAGTCATCATCTGCGGCGAGACTTTTGACTTCCACTTAATCAGCTCGCGGCTTACGGCTTTAACACCAGAGCGCGGGCCGACATACCAGATGTCCTCATCAGAGAATCCCGATTGCTCGGCAGCCTCGATGAAGACGAGTGTCTTACCCGTGCCCATTTCGCACGCGAAGATGCAATGCCGACGCGTCATAATGTGCGACAGCATTTCAAGCTGGTGGTCATACAACGGCCGAGCAGTAGAGACGTGCTCTAATGACTTGTCATAGTGCTCGTAAGGATTTTCACCCTGCATAAACGCAATCTGGAAATGATTGCGCATCGAGTTAGCTACGGACCAAACCTTTCTCGGGTTTACAGTCTCGAAGCCATGGTAACGATGCCCTTCCATACATTTGATTTCGGCATTGAGGGCAGGCCAATAGCCGAAGTGAAATTCGATACGCGGACCCTTATAGACTAGCTTACCACGTTTGCGATATTTGCCAACAGTAAGCTTCGTCTCAATAGTGCGATCCTCGTTCTTAAGAACGGGTGCATCTTTCATACGATTGATTGTCTCCATATCCATGACTATGATCTCAAAGTAAATGTATCGTCTGTGCGCTGCTGCTTTCTGAAGTCAGAAAAGACTTCCCTGAAACCGGCTTGCTCGAAGCGCACGAGCACCCGGTTCATAATCCACCGCAACTCGTAGACCACCTCATCCCGGCAGCCTAACCTGATAGCCTTATACCAAGCGTCCATTGATCCACTTACAATGGCAACCGACTTGCGACGTTGACCGTCTTTGACAAATACTTTGAGACCGGTTCTGTATAGTGCGCCGATGCCGGCATCATCCAGGACCATGATAAAACTGATATTAAAATGTTCGTGCCCGGGATTAAAGGTATCCCGTAAAGCGTTAAGTGGGTCGTTCTCCATATCGAACGCACCCAGAAAAGAAGCGGGATCGGATACCTCAAGATGTGAAGCATCGATCCCGCGTGTAGGACTGACTCCGAGGATCCGCTGACACACGTCGATAAAGACACGCCACTCGACTTTGGTAATTGCCAGCGGAAGAATCTCGTAATCCATTTGTTACCCCGGGGAGGGGCCCGTTGCCGGACCCCTCCCCACTCTTTTCATCGAGCCCGTGCTTCCTCGGGGTTCTCCTTGACGCCCTCGATCTCCGGCTTGGGAGGGTTGCGGAACTTCTCCACAACCTCAGCCAACTCGGACTTGTTCGGCATCTCGAAGGGAGTGCTGCACGCCTGGCACTCTGGCGCAAACCACTCGTAAGAAGCATTCTTGCACTTCTGGCTACCGAGCGTAGCAGCCTTGTGCATGCGGGCCTTAACCGCACCGGCTTCACGCCGGGACGACTTGGTGCCCATGAAGAATGTGGCGAAGCGCTTGACGCTGGGGATCCAGACGAGATACTCGGGACCGAACATGCAGCCCGAATCCTTCTCGTTGAGCGAACGCTCTTGGATGCGTGCGAACTCGTCGTCGTTCGGGTCGAACACGCTGATAACGGCTTCACCCGTCTCCAACGCCTTCGGACGCCAATCCACGATGAGAACATCGACGTTCTTCCCGAGATCGTCGAACTTCTGATCTTGAATCAGCGCGTAGTGATTCACGGAGAAATCTCCGCTCTTGCACTTAGCACTGTTCGAGGTCATCAGTTGGACACGCGGGAGGAACCCACCACCAGACGCCGACTTGTCGAAGTCCTCATCCGAGTACTTCGATGGTGTCATCGCGCCCAGGTCGTCAAGCTTTACCAATTCATCTGCCATGATTTATGATCTCTTTCCAATGATAATGATGATGCAAACGGTGAATATCACGCCTCAACAGGTAAGACGTGATTGTGACCCTCAGCCTCCGCTTTCTCGGAACCTACCGGGATCGCGGGACCAGTGGTCATGTGTCCGTTACGGAGACGGTGCCAATGACCGTTCGTAACAGTGGTGCGGGAACCTCCGACCTCAAACAGATGTGCATGGCCTTCTGCAGTATCAGTCTGTGGCATGTTGCCCTCCTTGTGGATGCGAGCATCTGTTACCCATTCAATTGGTCCGTTGCGTGTTACAGATGCTCGCGTTATTTGAAAACGCGCATAGCAAAAGGGTTTAAAAAGCGGGTACTTAGTAATTACTCTAGCTATGCGCGCTGTGTGGTGACCACCCGAGTGTATAATGCGCTAGGGGTCAAATCCTTATTTTGATGCCTTGCGGCAGTGCGTGTGGGCACTATACGGACAGGTGGTCTAAGAGTTGTGAAGGGCTCGAACCTCTTCGCGACTTGCGCGACGCCTCCGTGACTAGTCATGGCCACAACTCACTGGGTGCGGTACTCCTTGGCGGGATCGGAAAGCGTAGCTAGCATATCTCGCCACCCATTTCCAAGGCACCATACACCCTTTGGTGTCTGCGAGGGTTCGAACCCCGACCTACTGATTGATAACCAGTTGCTCTACCTCTTGAGCTACAGACCCAAGTGTCGCTTCACGTTGGAACCCGCTTCAGTGCCAGCAGCACTCGGACGAGCGACGCGCCCAGGATGCCAACATCAAGTTGCAATTCGAACGAATTGGTTCCACCAACCGGATGTTAGGCATCTGTTAGGTTAGCTTTGGAGGGCAGCCTCGGCCTCGGCGGCCTTACTGGTCGCCTCGTCCAGCTCCTTCTTCAGCTTCTCAGCCTTCTTGGCCGCACGCTCGGCAGCCTTCTGCTGACGCTTCGCCTCGCGCTGAGCGCGACGCTCCGCATCCTTCTCCTTCTGGACCTCGACCGAATCAGGATCCATGTGGAGAGCCCACGCCACGCCGAGAGCGAAACCCTCAGCCGCACTGGACGCGCCGGTGCGTTGGCACAGCGAAGGACCGACCGAAGGAGTAGCGAACTCCTCCTTCATGGCAGCCAGCTTCTGCATGTGGGGAACGGCTTGGAACTCCGCGGGACCAGCATCCTTGCCAGCCTTACGGGCCTCACGGATCTGCTTCAGGCGCTCGGTCGTCTGCGGGATGAACTCATCCGGGGGCAGAGTCGCCGCACGGTCGAGCCAGTCGGCCTGCTCCTCAGCAGGAAGCTTCGCCAACGCATACGCGTTGCTCAGCCCGATCTTACCCTCATCGACCAGCTCCTTGGCTTGATCGCTCGCGAGCTTGTTCAGCGAGAGGCGACCCGCGATCCACGCGGTACTCTTGCCGAGCTTCGCAGCCAACTCGGATTCCGTCATCAACGGGTTCCGGGTCAGGATGCGCTTGAGCTGGCGAGTGTACTCGATGGGCTTGGTCTCGATCTTGTGGATGTTCGCCATGATCTGGGCTTCGAGAACTTGGTCCTCGTTCAGATCGACGACATCGACGTTGATCGTGTCTCGGCCCGCGTCCTTAGCCGCGTTGAACCGATGCAGGCCATCGATCAGCTCGTAATACGATGTTCCATCATCGTCCGTACGCTCCCGAACGCTGATCGCGCCGATGAAGCCTTTCGAACGAATGGACTCGACGAGCCCCAGATACTCCTCAGACTCACGGTTGACGGTGCGGAGAGCAACGTCGTTCTCCTTGATGTCTTTGAGGTCAACAACTTTCAATTCACCCATGTGATATGATGCTCCCATCAATAGGTTTGCCATCACATCGATGTGATGGCATCGGTGGCCTCTGCCCCGACAGCAGAGACACGCTCGATAAACGGTGTCGGGACAATCCTAACCGGAGATATGGTGGATAATCGAACCAGATTATCCATTTTGTTGTAAGTCCTTACGAGACAACGACTTACGGAAAATCCTGACTTACTGTTGTTCCTATTACTTCTATATGTTACTCTTTTATTCCTTCTTCTATAGGAGGAAGGTAAATAACAGTAAGTCAGTCAGTGGAAAGTGTGGATAACTTGTTAGTAACTACTTTTCCACAAAAGTTATCAACAATGTGGATAACTGTGATGCACTCATCACGTTTCTCCACAGGATTTTTGGCTTTTGTGGATAACTCTAAAATCAGGATGGTGGCATCATGAACCCCATGCGAACAGAAGCAGTCAAACGCTATCTGTTAGCGAGCACTCACAAAGACCTGGCAGAGCTGTATTCTCACGATATGGAAGTTCAGGTTAACGTAGCCCAAGACCAGGGAACCCGTGAAACGCGGGATTTCAAGGGTCGTCAGTATCAAGTCTTTACAGACGGTGTCCAAACTTGGAAAGCCTTTCGTATTCCGAATAAAGCCAACTCGGAGCCTGAATACACAGACGTTCCGATGTCATTTGACCTCTCGGCGCATGTTGAAGGCATCGGAATGACAGGCTGGGATTGGGTTAAACGCTGCTCGCGGTGGGTAGCCTATGACTTTGATGCTATCATCGGGCACAGTGACAAGCACCTGGCTAAGCTCACGCACCAGGAACTTGAGGAAGTGCGTAAAGCAGCGTTCGAGATCCCGTGGGTCACGATACGTAAATCTACATCCGGATCCGGCTTGCACTTATACGTGATGCTTGATGGCCCATCAACTGCGAACCATACTGAGCATGCAGCACTAGCACGTGCGATCCTCGGTAAGATGAGTGCGCTTACAGGCTTCGATTTCCACTCCGCTGTAGATATCTGCGGTGGCAATATGTGGGTCTGGCATCGTAAGATGATTGGCACTGACGGTCTAGAGTTGATTAAAGAGGGCTGCAAGCTTCGCGATATTCCGCCGCACTGGCGCGATCACGTGCAAGTAGTAAAAGGTAAGCGTCGTAAGAACCTCCCAAAGAAGATCGACGAGGTCGGTAAGGGTGATATCTTCGACGAGCTTACGGGACAACGTCCTAAGATCAAGTTTGATGCGGAGCATCAGAAGCTGATCGACTACCTTGAGGAGAATAACTGTCTCTGGTGGTGGGACAAAGACCATTACATGCTGGTGACACATACGCTCCACTTGGAGCAGGCGCATAAGGATCTTTCGCTTAAGGGTTTCTTCAAGACTGACTCCAGAGGGTCAAATATCAATGAGCAAAACTGTTTCGCATTCCCACTCCGACGAGGTGGATGGACTGTGCGACGTTATACCCCAGGTGTTCAAGAGCATTCTTCTTGGTCACAAGATGGAGCCGGCTGGACCCGATGCTATCTTAATCGCGACCCCGACCTCGCAACTATCTGTCGTGCCTTCGGAGGCATTGAAGATACTGACGGAAGTTTTGAATTCCTAGACGCTGAAGCAGCCATCGAAGCAGCCAAGCACCTAGGCGTCCATATTAACCTGGATGTTAGGATGCGGGGACGACGCACAGTGCTCAAGCAGCATAAAGACGGTCGACTGATTGTCAAGATGAAGCATGAGAAGGAAGATCGTGGCGACCTGATGCAGGGATGGGCAGTCAAGAAGACTAACTGGCAACGTATCTTCTCCACACGCCTCGTAGCTCCGGCTGCACCCGAGCATATCAATCATGATGACCTCATCAGGAAGCTCGTTGTGCAGGGAACAACACGCGAAGACGCCGGTTGGATGATCAAGACTGAAGAAGTCTGGTCACGTGAGCCAAAGGATCACTTGAAGCTTGCTCTGGAATCCCGCGGCTGCACCGTGAAAGAAGTAAAGAACATTATGGGTGCAGCAGTTTTACGACCGTGGAAGATTGTTAACAAGCCGTTTCAGCCTGAGTATCCTGGTGACCGTGAGTGGAACCGTAATAGCGCACAGCTCAAGTATCCGCCAACACAGGACACTGAGAATCTTCGGTATCCGACGTGGCTTAAGCTGCTCGAGCATTGTGGAGCGGGTCTGGATGACGCCATCCATAATGACCCGTGGTGTAAGGCGAACGGTATTCTTAACGGTGCTGACTATTTGAAGCTATGGATTGCATCCTTGTTTCAGTTTCCATACGAAGCATTGCCTTATCTGTTCTTCTACGGTCCAGAAGATACGGGTAAATCGTCATTCCACCTTGCGTTGCAACTCCTACTGACACGTGGTTATGTGCGTGGTGACCAGGCGCTCACAAATCAGCAGGGTTTCAATGGTGAGCTTGACGGTGCGCTAGTTGTCGTCGTTGAGGAAACAAACCTTAACCGTGATAAGACCGCCAATAGACGCATCAAAGACTGGGTGCTGACACCTGACTTTCAGGTGATCTACAAGGGCAAGACGCCTTTCATGTCTACGAACACGATGCACTGGATCCAGTGTGATAACGAGTTCCAGGCGTGTCCGGTGTTCCCGGGTGATACCCGCATCACGATGTGCTACGTCAAACCTTTATCTCCGCTGCAGATGATCCCGCGTAAGAAGTTCATTCCGCTTCTCCAGAAAGAAGCTCCTGACTTCCTCGCTGAGATCCTAAGCTTGGAGCTACCCGAGTCGGGATCCCGACTCAACATTCCTATCATCAACACCCAAGAGAAAGCTGCCATTCAGAAGCTTAATCAGAACGGTCTCGAAGTCTTCATCGACGAGATGTGCGAGCCTGTCGATGGCCAAATGATTAAGGTGTCTGACTTCTATCTTAAGTTCACCGCTTGGCTTGATCCGAACGAGCTTGACAAGTGGACGAAGCGTAAGATGGGTAAGGCTCTCCCGCCACAATTCCCGAAGGGGAGGAGGCGCAAGGATGGTCAATTCTATATCGGAAACATCTGGTGGAAAGACAAGCCACCGCTTGAGGAGGAGAAGCGACGTATCGTCCTCAAGGGAGACTATCTCGGATATAGTGATGCTTGAGCAAGCCCTCAACAATCTGCCAACGAATGATCGGAAGCTGCTTATGATAGCTTTCGAACAGGAAATTGCCCAGTATGTTGAGCTTGCAAATGGTCTCTTTATTGGTGTCAACGTCGCGCCATTGAAAAACTTGGAGATCCTTGAGCAAGTTGGCTCATGGGCTTACGGAAAGATTCGGAGGTTATGATGGACGCAACTGATTATCAGTGCTTCACGCGGACGACCGCTATGTATCGCGGGCCGCTTGAAGACACGAACGGCCAGGTCATGTATTGCATGCTTGGCCTAACTGGTGAAACTGGAGAAGTCGCCGAGAAGCTGAAGAAACATCTTCGCGGTGGCGGGAACCTGGAAGAGCTTAAGGGTGATCCAGGATTGTGTAAGGAGCTTGGAGATGTCTTCTGGTATCTCGTACAGCTCTGTGATGTGCTCGGGTTCGATGCGAACATCGTGCTCGAAACAAATGTGGCTAAATTAAAGGACCGCCAAAAGCGTGGTGTGGTCCATGGAGAAGGCGATGAGCGATAATCTTAGTAAGGAGAGTTATGAAGGAGTTAAGGATTCTGGTCAGAGACGCGAGTTCCCTACAGGCAGCGTACGAGATTTGCGAGCGGGTAAAGGGCGTTACGATCTTGTACCACCCTCTGCCCTTAGACGACTCGCAATCCATTATGAGAGCGGAGCGCGAAAATATGGGGACCGTAACTGGGAGAAGGGACAGCCCTTGTCCTCATACGTCGATTCCATGCTGCGCCATGGTCAGGACTATCTTGAGGGAGACAGATCCGAAGATCACTTGGCTGCTGTCGCCTGGAACGCATTTGCAGCCATGCATACTGAAAAGCTTATCCGGTTAGGTAAGCTACCAAAGGAGTTTGCTGACATGCCAAAGAGCCCTGAAGACTTACCAGATTGGGAGGAGTGATGAAAACATCATACTGTTTCTTCGCTAAGCCCCAAGGCGGTAGGGATCTTTGGTGGTGTTTCATTCTAAATGAGCCGTGTATTTTAACCTACATGGACAATAAACCCACCTGCCCACATTGTCAATGTCAAGCTGATTCCACAGGCCCAAATCCTGGAGAATACGCTTTCTATGGGGACCATGTCTTCTTAGCCAATATAGGGAAACCCGTTCGAAGTATCGAGTATCTTGGACCTGATAGGGGTGAGCACTAGTGGGCCTGTTTGATGATCTCGACCTTGCGGCAGGTCATTCAAAGAAGTCTGATGCCCGCATCATACGAGCGCCATTCGGATACCCGGGTGGGAAGTCCCGTTCCATTGGGAACATTCTTCCTCACCTCCCGTATCGAACAAAGTATATCGAACCGTTCGGTGGCTCGGCTGCAGTGCTGCTTGCACGTAAGCCCTCAAAGCTTGAAGTCTACAACGACCGCTATGGTGGTGTAGTAGCCTTCTATCGTTGTCTCCGAGATCCCGTGATGTATCAGAAGCTCGTTGAGTGGCTTGATCTCACGGTGCATGCTCGGGAAGCCTTTGACTTCTGCAAGGAGTGGAATATTGACGATCCCATCGAACGAGCCGGACGATGGTACTATATCACTCAAAGTTCATTTGGATCACTTGGACGTAACTGGGGACGCCAAACAACGCGCTCGTCGATGGCCGGAAAGATTCGTAACAAGCTCAAGATATTTCCCAAGATCCATGAGCGATTCCACAACGTGCAAGTCGAAAACCAAGATTGGGAAGACTGCATGCGGGATTACGATTCCAAGGATGCCGTCATCTATTGTGATCCGCCATATGTTGACGTGCATCGAGGCACCTACAAGAACGAAATGACGATTCAACGGCATCGGGAATTCATCAAACGAGTTTTCCAGTGCAAAGGTTTCGTAGCTGTAAGCGGTTACAGCACTCCTCTTTATGAGGAGAACAAGTGGGATGACAGGCTCGAATGGAAAGCCTTTGTCTCGATTCAATCTGTCGTTAACACTGAAGCCAACAATAAGGCCGGCTTTGACGACAAACGTGGGCACGCTACTGAGGTGCTTTGGATTAAGAAGGCCAGATGAGTAAAGACTATATTGCTTATTTGATCATTATGAGTATTTTCTGGATTTACATTGCAGTGGCTCTTTTTAGGGCAATGAAAGGCAACAATGAGTAAGACATTCTTTATTAGTTCAAGCAGTGTGCAACCTCAGCGGGATAAGGTTCAAGAGCTTGCCAAGCAGCTTTACCAGAAGTTCGGATGGCGTTGGCATTTCGATTGGACCGAAGGTTTTGCTGAGGAGAATCAGTATCCTGAGCACGAGATGGCTTACCGAGCCAAGATGGATATTAGCGCAGCTACTAACTGTGATGTGTTCATCTGGCTCGAGAGTCCCGTGATTTCGTATGGCTCGAATCGTGAGTATGGTGCGCGTATGGCTACGGGTGGCGTAATCTATCGCGTCTCACAAAAGTCTGAGCACATCTTCGACATGTTACGCGGGATCGTCACCTCTGTGCCCAACGTTGAGGAGCTGCTTAAGGTTCTGGAAAGGCGTGAGCACTAATGGGCGAATCGATGATTCACTGGAACGGTTCCCAGATGTGCGCCATCGACACTGAGACTACTGGCCTTGTTGCTGGCTATCATGATCTAATCCAGATTTGCATTCTGCCGTTGGACTCCAATATTCGACCGCGGAAAGATGTGCTGCCGTTCTACATTGAGATGATTCCGTATCATCCTGAGCGTGCAGATCCGAAGGCTATGCAGGTTAACCGGCTCGACTTCGCCATTATTGGGAAGCGGGGTCACCATCCCGATAAGGCTGTCGATCTATTCGAGGAATGGGTATCAAAGCTCGGGCTTCCCGAAACCAAATACGGTCGTCGAAAGAAGATTATCCCGCTTGGGCAGAACTACCCGTTTGATATGGCATTCATTAAAGAGTGGATTGGTCCAAAGACTTACGATGAGTATTTCGACTACAACTTTCGAGATACTAAAGTCATTGCCAACTACCTCAATGACCATGCAGGGATGCACGTTGAGAAGGTGCCCTTCCCACGCACAAGCTTAGCAAACATCTCAACAAAGCTTAACGTCGTGAACCCGAAAGCTCACGACGCCTTGGCTGATTGTCAGACTACTGCTGAGGTGTATCGGAAGTTTTTGCAACGGGGGCTTTTGGGATAACCCAGGCCCGAGGCATCCCGACTAGATGCTTCTCGATCTTGCGGCGGTGAGTCCGGAATCTATCCGGGCTCCCGCCCCAAGTCACATCATACTTAATGCACTTAGCATAAGTCAGGTGCCCGGTCACACAGGCATCGAAACACATCATCGCGAAGCCCGTAGCTCCTAACGATCTCGCGATTGCGATGGCTGCACTTACGCTCAGAGAGTTGAGCGGTAGATTGTATTGCCGGCTGTCGAAGACGAACACACCATCATACTTCGCATAGAAGTTCGCAGCCTTGTTGCTAATCAGCATCGTTGCTGACTTACAGTAACAGGTATCTCGCAGCTTCGCATCCTGCTGCAAGCAGAATAGCTTATTAGGCAGCTCCAGTGTTTCCACTTGTAGAGCTGCTTCATTTAGTGCAATGATGGGGCCATCGTCGAAGTGATCTGCGCGTAAGTAATCCAGTGACGGACCCTTGCCAACAATCTGGCAAACCTTCCCCTCAAAGATTTCACGCAAAGCCTCAAGCTCTAACTTCTCCCCGTAAATCGGAATCCAGCGGAGCTGATTCTTTAGCCTGTGTGCGTGCTTATCCAGCCAAGCAATTGCATCCTTATCATGACGCGAGATGTAGATGGTGCCATCAGGAGCTTCACGAAGCTTAACCTTGCCGATCATCTCAGGATACTGACGCTTAGTATGAACTTCGACTGCCCGCTTTAGGCGTCGACTAGCTTGGAAATGCTCAATGATCGGCCGCCCGACCCCAGTCATCTTGTCGTGAATCTTCACATACCTTGGCGGAATATCGAGAACCTCGCAGGTATCATCCTTAGCGAGCACCGCTTGCAGAGTCTTCTGGTCCCATGTCTCGGGACTCTGCTCCTGAGCCTCTGCCCACTTGGCGACCAGCGCCTTGACACGATCATTGTTACGTAAGAAGATCGTGCCGCTTAGCAGCTCCTTACCACGCCAGTAGTGAACACCAATATCCGCCTTGATCGTCTCGAACAGTTCAGGGATCCTGCGGATGCGGGCATCAGCATCAATATAAACGATATTTTTACCCTTGAACTTCTGCAACATTTCTGCTAGGAAGTTTGGCTTTAGTCCGCAGTTGCGGACCCAGGAGCCAGTGTTCGGGTAGCCTTGCTTATAGAATTCCAGCTTACACAGCTCAGCATCAGCTTCAAGCTTCAGGACTTCTGCTTCGTAAGGAGTGTTCTCAGTATAAAATGCGCAAACAATAAAACTAGACATAGAGTTCCATAGTATCCGTGCAAAACACGGGCTTCTTAGTTAAACGGTTGATTTCGATAGCTTGACCAATGCTGCTCTCAATGAACAGCCCATATTGTGAATTCTTATAGATCGCTGCCTTTCGATCCGCATGGTCACCCGACGCCCGACGCAGACGTGCAGACTTGGCCGGGTGCATCACGAGGTTACGGTATTTTACTTTGTGTTTCTGTAGCCACTCTTCGGTAGGGGTTCGGTATCTTTCAAGTCGGCTGGTGACAAGAGTGTGAACCTCCACAGTAGGAAGATGGAGAGGCTCAGCAGTATCAAGGAAGCGCCGATATCGAAGACTGTCGTCATTTTCTTGGCGTGTTGGGTCACGGCATAGTACTCCGTCAATATCCATACAGGCTCGCCCGAGCCAGAAATGATGCAACCAATTCCACTCGAAGATCCGAGGCATGTCCAGGATCTTACAGTGCGGAATATTCTTCGTGCGTTGCGAGGCGTAGACTACACCGTAGTCGATGTGCACATCATCAATATGAGCCAGCTCGCCTTTGGCTTTAGCGAGAGACTTCCCGGATAGCGCGGAATCGTCTACAACGAGCACTCGCTTTAGACGCACGTGTTGGTCCCTGAAACCACCCGTGAAGATGCGGCCATCACGAAGATCCTCAACAGTAGTCAGCCGAACATTACGATGCAGCGCAAGCATAGCCGCGGGCACCATGCCCGAGCGTGGCACACCCGCGATAGCATCGATATTACGCGGGAGCTTTTGGCTCCAAGCGATAACGTCTTGAGCAAGTTCAGCGTAACTAATGAAAATCATACAGGATCCTGCACTGGAATAGTCTGGCCTTTAAGCTTGTGAGTGCAATCACTTAGATACTGAACTTGGCCTCTCCGTAAAAACAAATGACAACGATGCATCCCATGAGCAATATCTTCCGGTGTAACATTCTTATTACAAAGTAAGCTAGGAGAGAATGTTAACTCGTTTGGTATCTTCTTCCACACAGGGCCTGTTTGATTTGTCCCGAGCCTTGTAGTAAATGCATGATGGGTATTGCAACCTGGACACCAAAATAGCCACATCTCACCACTAAATTGAGTCGTAATCTTCTTCATTTGACAGCAGCAATCCCTAGATTGATTGGACCGTGGTCGTAGCCACGAGGTTTCTGTAGACGCACGGTATGTCGGAAACCCGCATCGCGGAGGCATTGTTTCAGGTAGCGACCATCGAAGACTGTGCGGTGCCAATTCTCATCACCCGGACCATAGGTGAAGATGCGACCGTTGACCCAAGTCATGTAGTCGTTACGGGGATTGAACTTCCGCCATGGGTCGCCCGGACGTTGCTTCAGGTAGGCTTCGACAATCTTCTCGAAGTTGGGCACCCAGACTTCAATCGTCCCCTCCTGCTTGAGAACACGCAAAGCCTCACGCAGAACATCCACTACATTGAACCAGGGAACATGTTCCAGGATATGGCTCATGTAGACTAGATCATAACGCCCAGTTGGCACAGGCCACGGACGAACGCGCACGTCATGCAGGTAAGTTAGGTTCGCACGCTGGATCATATCCATCGTGTCCCAGGTCTTATCGACTGGGTACTTACCGGGACCGATTTCTAAAGCTCTCATAGTATTTCTTTCGACAGTCTTCATGCACCTTACGCTGCATGGAGCGCATAGCCTGACTCAACTGTGTCGAGTGGCGACGCTGATTATACCAGTGTTTGTTGTAGTGGCTCCAAGTCATATCCTTGAGGATTGCTCGGAAGTTCCAGTCACCGTCAGAGCCGGCTAGTAGCTTGGGGTCGAACCCACCCACCTCACTGTAGACCCGTGACCACGCAACGATTGAAGCGCAGCAGGGACCATTGGTTTTACCCACCATGTAAGCGCGAGCATTCATAGGTGACGGAGGACGCTGAAGAAGTACCTTACCCTTAAGCCAGTTCATGTTACAGGTGACGATGTCGGCATCAGTCTTTAGGAGCCGGTTAACCTGTGCTTCCAGTCGCAGAGGGTTATGAGTATCGTCAGCATCCAGTCTGGCAATAATATCACCAGTGGCCATCTCCAGCGCCGTGTTACGAGCGACCGGGCATCCAGCATGAGCGATCTTCTCAACAACGATGCGGCCATCTGTATTTGCAAACGTCTGAGCGATAAGGGCTGTGTTGTCGTCACTACCATCATCTACCACACAGAGTTGCCAGTCTTCATACGTTTGAGCCTGCATGCTTCTGATCGCGTCCGAGATATAGGACGAAGCATTATATGCTGGCATCATTACACTAACTAACGGCTTCACGACATCCTTGACATGTTGAGAGGGTTACGCGCTTTTGAAACCACGCACAGTAATACCAGTTCGCCTGATTGCAGCAGTTGCGGTTAGCCTGTTTAAGCTGACGATGCACGCACGGCTTTGCAATAGGCCGTAGAATATATGGGTTGCCTGGATCGGGCTTATAGCCTTCTGGAGGCGTAGGAGGCTTCCCACGCTGAGGTGCAATTAAGATCCCGTTGGGAAGCCTCCGTAAAGCCATTAGAAACTGAACCTGCCCTTAGCGGCGTCGACCAGCTTGTCGATCACGCCAGGGACAAACCACATGATGGCCTTCTTGGTCAGCCAATCCCAACCGGGAAGGTTGACCTTGTCCAGAAGCTTGTCCACGATCTTGAGAACGCGCTCTTTCTTCTGGGCACCATCCATACCACCGACGCCTTCAGCCAACTCCATGGCTGCCGGGATCGCGTCCCAAACATCCTGAAGCTGGAAGCCATCGTCGAACAAACCAACGATCTTATCGACCGCTTCTTCTAGCGTCATGCCTTCTTCACTCATTGAGGAGTTCTCCAAGTTTGATTCCTTCGAGGAGGGGTCCAAGACCCGGGATAAGGTTTTTACCGGCACCAGCAAGAAAGGAACCCAAGGCTTCCAGGGCCTTGTTCACTCCTTTCCAGAAGGCATCGTAAGCTGCGATCTCACCCGCGAGCTTGAAGCCGTCGATTGTGGTCTTGACGAATGCGATGTCCGCATCGACGTTCTCACCCTTGACGCGCTTCTTGAACTCCAATTCAACAAGCCGCTTCGCAGCTCGCTTCAGAGAGTCCTGCTTGTCCTCTGCGAGATCGTCCCACTTGTCCTTGAGCGTGTCCTTGATCTCGTCAATCGCGATCTCGGCATGCTCTTTAAGAACTTTTGTTACTTCTTCAGTCATCCTTGGTCACGCTTTCTAAGCCTTCAGTGGTCCAGACGTCCCAAGAGTTGAGACGGTCTTCAATGTCGGCTTTCTGATCCTTGTCGTAGAGCTTGGTCTCTTGCAGCATAGCGCGGATCCGGGGCGCTAGCGTCTCGTAGTTGGCGCGGTCTTGCTTAACGTACTTCTCGTTAAGCGTGCCACAACCAGCGAGCAAGACCACAGCAAAAAGCATCTTCTTCATACCACCTCCTAAAACGGTGTATCTCCGGGAACCGTTACGTTGTCGAACGGCTCGACGTATGGAATCGGCACATTACCATGCCGTGATTGGATTAGTTGAAAAGCCTGGGCAGCCGGAGTATCCTTAAGATCCAAGCCTGTTGGGTTCAGCCCGTCGAAGAAGTTCTGAAGCGCAAGCCCATCGGAATCACTCAGAATACATTCGACATTGTTGGTATAGGGTAAGTCATTACGACCATAAGCTTCCGCGTATTGTGTATGCTCACCATCGGTATTCACGTCAACATTGGAGAAGTGATTCGCACCGGCTGACGACGCCTTGTGTGGGTAAGCTGCATACGTATTGATTAACGACGCTCCCGAGACACCTACCCAAGCTGCAAGCGTTGCTCCTCCGAGAACACTGCTGATATGGCTAGCGAGCAGCGTCCCGTTATCGTCGTCAATTGCCGCAGCATGGCTGAAGACTGTAGCTTCCGCTGGGAAAGCTGGCGTAGCCCCACCACCGGGGAATGACATAATCGCTCGATTGTCATACCAGACGATTTGCTCAAATGGGAACGCGGCTTCGAAGTAATCTCCTAGAGCCTCATCATCGAAAGCCTTCTTCATTGTCAGATACCCGGCATCGAGGAAGTCCGCAAATTCTTGAGTTTCTGCGAAAGTCGTAACGCCTGTGTCAAAACGGGTGAGGACTTGAATATGAACAATCGTCCCGATCTTCCGCGCTGCTGTGCGACCTGGATCAAAGTAGGCAGACGTGTTAGTGTCTCGACGAATGAAGTTATCCCGAGCGTCCAGAGAACCGAACAGTGCCGGCAACCCAATTGTGATGCCGGCATCCTCAAACTTCTTATCGTGAAGTCGGGAGTCGAAGTTACGATCTGGCTGTGGCATTAGAATTCCCAAGAGTATTCAAGAAACAAGCGATCATGTTCATAGAGCAATTCGGGCGTGTCGTCACTAATCGCTAGAAGCTTACCTGTTGTTTCTCCCTTAGCTTGCACGTCTGTGATGAAGAATCCTTGCAGCACCGTGTCCGCACTCATTGTGAAGACGGTTGGTTTGCACTCTTGGTTCGGGACAGACTGCCCGTCTACGGTGTCTCGGTTCCAGAGTTGTCGTGCGGACTCTCGGTAGTTTGTGACTTCGAGCCAGTCTTTGCTCGCCAGCGTTTGGAAAGCTGTAGGAAAACCCACACTAGCATCGATGAGACCGACGTAAAGATCGCCAGCCCCGCCAAGCCCATCAAGAAGAGCGCCAAGGACTGCAACATGTCCCTCATTTGCGATTGTGTTCCTAACGACCTTCTTCTTAGAGTCTCTACTTGTCCAGTATCTGAACTTACCCATTAGACATTTATTCCAATACTGTAAGCTACGTCTAAAGTATCGTCCGCTATCAGTGGACCTTGCCCAGCTAGCCATTTCGTGTTGCCACCGGCTCCGGGCAGAGTTAAGTGGATCCTGTTCTTTACCCACGAGAAGTTAGCCACTGATAGTAGGATGGCGTCATCACTACTGATAATATAGAATCCATAACACGCTGCGTCGCTGCCGATGGCAAACGTGGTGAATCCACTTGCAGGAACAGTAGCTTTATTACCTGCTCCCAAGGCGGCGGCAGATCGTACCCAAGTCTGTGTACCGAGAATTGTCGGAAGCGTTGTTCCTCCAAGATCAGACGCTTCGGCACTTGCGGTGAAATTAAGTCCGCTAACTGGGTTAATATCATCCACAATCGGTGTAATGCTATCATAGGGTGGTCCTAGCGGATCTGTTGTGAAATCCTTTGGAGCACCAAAAGCATTATGAAGGTAGCCAATAAGTCCCACCTTCCAAGATGTAGGAAAGGACTCCCCGTCGAAGTATGCTCGAGCCATAGCAGCACGAGCCTCATTCGTGATGACATTCTTAACGATGCCACCATCAATGACCTTCCCGCTCCGTCGGAGACGGAACTTATAGAAGCCGTTAACCGCGACGCGTCCAGTAGCGTGCATCGACATTGATATCCAATAGCTTAAGATCGTTGCCATCTACACTGACACCAGACTCTTCAACCAGAGCAGCGTAGATACGTGATTGATTAAAATAGACTCGCGGAATCAGATGTTCCTCTTGAGTAATCGACTCCGTAACATCCTCAGCACTTCGAATAACACGATCATCAGTATCGGTAGAGTAAGTGTACTCAATACCATTGAAAGCCCCACCAATGTCCGTCTTGTCGAACGGAGTTTTACGAAGGTTATAGGGCTTAGCCACGTTAACCGTAGCTGAAGCATCAATGGCACCGTTGATAATCGTCCGACAAACCCAGTAGTCGAACTCCTCAGATTCAATAATGAATTGTCGCAAAGTCTGTAGTACCGGACGAAAGTAACGACCGTCGTTATTGTTTTCTAGGATGTTCACGCCTTCAACAGATGTGCCGTTAGCGACTGTAACCCCGTAAAGAGTATCACCTGCCAGATACGGAGGAAACACTTCCTCAATAATCTGACGATTGTTGTTTTGGAATGTGAAGATGCGTCGAACGTTTGTCTCGTATTCGTAAGTGCCTGTTACAAGTTCACCGTTAATGAGAACTGTAACCTCGCGACCGTCCCAAACACCGCGCCGCTGATTGTATGGGCGAGCGATTTGCACAGTCGCACCACCAGCGTTACCGTCAAATTCTTCAACAGTAAGAGTATCCTCGTTAACTGCAGTAAGACGGTATTGTGTAGTTGCTGATACAGCCTCATCGACTTCGACAGCATCAATCTCAGGGCGAACACCTGGATTGATTGGCGGCGTGTAGTCGAGAGGTGCCCGTCCTTCAAGAACAGGCTTCGCCACGGCGTCGTCAACCGAGCCGTCTGCAAGGGTGCCACCTCCACCGCGCTGGCCTCCACCTTTATCAATTGTTGACATGCTTAGCTACCTGCGAATGGATCGTCGTCAGTGGGATACTCCAGCGACAGGGTTGCTGTAGCTGGGAACGCGAACGGGTAAGGCGTCATCTCCCCTGAGCGAATCGCTGTCCAGAGGAGGAATGTGATCGCGTCATTCCGTGAGTTGTAATTAGCTTCACGCACCCGAGCCTTGGCCGCACCGGTTGAGATGAAGTCATCAGCAAGTGTGATATCGACTGTGTCCTCGATATCCAGAGCGAGCAGGTTCAAGAACGCGTCAAAGCGAACATGCTTCCAAGTATTCGAATACTGGATACCCCAGTAAGTGATTGTCTTAACAACAAACGATTCACTATTGTAGATGTAGATATCGAACGTATCCTCAAGCAGACCATACTTCGGAATGTTGTTCCTGAAAATAACCTTATTCGGCTCCTCTTTCGAGAGGTCCGAGCGCCACTCACCAGTTAGCTTTGTGATGAGCTGCTCGGTAATACCGAACTCCAGCTTCAGAGTGCCGGATTCGATATGCTCCTCAGTGATCGACTTGATGGCAGCATCCTCAGCAGCAACATACTTGAGGAACGCTGTCTCATTACGCACAAGCGTAGCCAAGCGTGCCTGGAACGAGATGTCCTCAATCGTCGGTAGCGACGGAACCTTTGTCAGCAGCGCAAAGTTCGACGGGTAGGCTGCAATAGCTGCCGCAACCGAAGCAAATGATGCTGCATCGGCTGTGAGGTTTGTGTAGGTTTCTACCAGATACTTAATCTGGTCCGACGTATTGTCTCCGACTGTTGAGGTCAGAGTCACATAGATTTGGTCTTCCCAGCCCTCACCAATGTATTCCGTCAGTGGACGATTGAAACGGATTGTCGTCGGCGTCTGCCCAGCAATCGACTCACTCAGAGCAACCGTGTAGTAGCGAGAGGGGATCGGAAGAATCCTACGTTCACCGCCGTCAATACGTCGGAAAGCGAAGACCTCTTTAACTTCGGTTGACGGAATCAGATTCGCAACATACACGTCATCGTAGTTGTCAGCAAGGTAGACTTCGTCGCCGACTTCGATGCTGTAGTCTTGATTCTGGATACGTGCAAGCCCGTTTGCAAAGTCCGGGAGCGAAGCCAGCGCTGTAATCCAGCCTTGACGGATCACAACCGACGTCTCCTGAATCACGCCACCAAGATTACGAATATCGTAAATCTCACGGATCACAGGTTGACCGTTGATGAGCACACCCTCAAGAGCTGGGAGCGCACCAGTTTGTCGCCACAGGATGGGCTGAAACAGAACCTTGTCACCGATTTGATCGCTAACAAGCACAACACCTTTACTCGCAAAGAAGCAGAACTTCCCGCGTAAGTTCGAAGTGTCAGGATTCACGAGCTGAAACTGATTCGGAATATTCGAGATTGCATTCGTAGCGATGCCCACATCCGCAGGAAGGTTTGCCTCCTCCACAGTGAATGTGCGGCTGCTGAATGTTCCCTTGAAGTGAAGACCGTTAATTACGATCTCAACAGGAACACCTTGCGGGAAGTCCTCACCACCTTCAACGATGATCTCGCTGATAACAAATTTAATTAGTGCAACTTTCGCAGTCTCAATCGCAAGACGAAGGGCAGCAATCTCAGTTTCAAGATCAAGAAGTTGACTTGTTAGAGTAGCAGTAAGAATACCAGCTGCAAGTAGAAGATCCTGAGAATCCGTGAGCTGATCGTAAAGACCGGGAGTCGCGGGGGTAGTCTCAACCCACTCGCCGTCGACCCAACCGAAGACGGCAGGTGTTCCATCAAGGAGCTTTTGATTTGCGACAACGTCAATGCCATTGGCGACGTTCTGCTCAGCCACTGCAATATTGGCGAGCAACGTGTTCACCGTAACGGACAGTGTTGAAACCTGGTCCTGAGTCGCTGTAAGTTGCGACGCCGTAGCAATAAATTCCTGCAACTTACGATAGAGGTCTTGGCAATTCTGAACGTAGGTTCGAAGCTGACTCTCCAGCGTCGGGCTGTCGTTGATAAGACTCTCAAGCAGAGTGAACAGAGACTCGGCCGCCGCAGACACGTTGTTCACGCGAATGGCGTAGTTCTCATCCGAGAAACCTGGGTTCGTATCCGCGGCTTCCTTGAGGATTGTAGCCTCTTCATAGGTCTCCGCACGTGCGCACAGATCCTCAAGCTCTTGGATTGTGATTAAGCCATAGCGAGTTAGAGACGTTCCACGAATACGTTCAGTAAGCTTAACAGCAGGGACACGGACAGGACTGCCAAAACATAAGGGCCAAGCTTTTCCGATAGCGTCTTCTGCGACATTGCCTAACTCGTCCAGATCACCTTGCTCGGGAGAGAATCCAATCTCCTCACCCTCAACAGTAGACACAATTTGAAAACGGATCTCACGCTGAGTATGATCGTATTCGATTGGGGTTTCGATCTCACCCGTCAGCAGCAGGAACTTGTCACTCAACGGTAGCTCACCGAAAGCCTGGTAAAGTTTGACCTTCCGCATATGAACGTCTGTTGACTGAATGATACTCAGGATGCTGCCATCAGTATCATCAAGAGTGATCGACACGTTTCCAGTATTGCCTGAGCGGGAGATTTTAGACAGCGTCTCCAAGCCACCGAGGGCTTTGATCTTACCCTGAGCGTATTCGATATCACGATCTGCGTAGACACCCACAGGCGAGTCATCGCCCCAGAAGACCTCCACAACAATGAGAGGCCCAACGCAGAAGTTAGCATCGAGCTGCGCTTCAGCCGCAGCATTAGGCGACTTAGCCATTAGATCCTAGTTCCTACAAACGAGAGAGTAATCTCACCAGCTTCTTGACGCCCGGGTCCAGCAGGAACGACGCGCTTGGTCGTTCGCACAGTTACGGAATCGTCAGTCAAAATAGCTTTCCAGGTCACACTCTCATGGTCAACAATCGTAATCTCTTGACCAATGTATGCTTTGAAGAACTCCATGAGTTCCACGAGTTTGCCGCGATTTAGATTCGACCACGTCAGGGAGATGTTGCGATCATTCGTCTGCTTACGATAGACATACGGCTTACCATTCATTGCCTCACGGTAATTCACCGAAACGTTCAGACCTTCGGCGTCGCCCAAGTCTGGATTTGGTAGCTGCGTAGTTGTTCCACCCGCTTGCAGCGTTACCATGTCTTCTCCGTTGTTAGGACTCCACGGAACCTAAAGTTCACAGTGTATTGGTCAATGCGGTTTGCTACCAGCGCCTCTTCAGGATTGAGGATTGTTCCGATCCAAGCCCGGTCTTCTGGGTCCGTGTAGGTCACCTCTTTACCGAGACAATTAAGCTGGAAGTCTAGCAAGTCCTGCGCTTCGGTCCTCTTAAGCAAACTAACGCTGAACGTTTTGATCTGCGATTTCGGCCATGCTGAGTCTCGGAATGTGCTGTAAGTTCCATGGCGACTTCGGCTCAACGCCCGAACAATTTGTAGATCATCCTCATTCCCAAAACTGGGATTCCGAAGCGTGACACTATCGGCACCGCAGACGAGGGTGATTGTATCCCGTGTGCTAAGCACCGGAGTTGTAGCGAGCGGAGTTCCTTGCGGAGCAAAGTCGTTAAGATCACAACCTGTCTTAACGATGTAAGCATCCGCAGTGACGGTTGCTCCACACGTGCTAGTAACTGCAAGGTTACGCTCAATCGTAGCAGAGACAGTAACCTGCGCGCCGCACGAGCTGCTAGCATAGCTGCACGTTTCACCCGAAGCTGTTGGCGTAACAGTGACAATCGACTCGGCGTCGTCACCTCGGGAGGCAGAGACACTTGCTCCAGCAGTCGTAGACGCCGAACCTTCGACGCAGCGGTTCGCCTTAGCGTCAGCGTAGCAGGGCTGGACAATGTTAATGTTGTATTCGACATTAAGACCGACAGTCTGCTCAACGGTAACTGTGTGTTCGATCTCGGGGTAGCAAATCTGATTCGTCTGCGCACTCTGCAAGACCGGAGCATTCGTAAATGCCTGAACATTGATCTCTCGCCCAGCGTTTGCAGTAGCTCCACAGGTGTTTGAAGCCTCGGCAATCTTGATGTTGCTAGCAGCAGAGGCCGAAGCTGCACAGGTGTGACTCGCACTGTCTTGCTTAACGTTGTTCCCGGCAGACGGTGTGCCGGTACTACCGGCGACAACCGCACCTTGCTTAACGTTGTTAGTTGCAGCGACACTTGCACCGCAGCTTACGCTAATTGAAACTTGGATAACGTTATCGACAGACGCAGACGGCGTAGCAGCACAAGAGTTGCTTGCAGAGTCCTGAATAACGTTGTTAGTTGCAGCAACACTAGCAGCACAAGCGTTCAACGCGGGTCCACCGTGGATACTTGTAACGATTGATTGCGAACACGTAACGACGTGCTCGACACTAACCTCAATTGGGCCGGTCCCGGGAGGAATTGTAATCGGCGGGTCGAAGGTTTCAGTAGCCGGGCTACCTGTGCCGTCAACCGGGCTGTTGATCTGCGTAAGGTCGAACGAGCCTACAACATCAATCGACGGGTCGGGTGTCGCAGCCGGCAATGGGCTAAAGCTGATGAGTTCATCAGGACGGATCAGCAGCGGGCTGATCTTATCAACACCAAGGTTCTCAATCTCGGCAGCACTGAAGCCACCGGACGGAAGGCCAGACCAGATGGCGACATCCGCAACCTCACCCGAAACATAGAGTGAGGGGATCGTCGTATCAAGGGCACCGACAGCAAACGCGTCGATACCAGTTACAGGGCGATTGTCGGTGTTGGATCCCATCCCAACACCGTTGATGTAGATATGGCGCTCAGAGTCAGAGATCCAAACACCAGTAATAATAGCGTAGGTAACGCTACCAATTCCCAAACTGGATTGTGCATCACTCGTGCCAGCCGCACCAGTCGTCCGAGCAGCCACGGGGTTACCAGTCGTCCCGCCTTTGAAGACGAGCGAGTGATGGTGTCCCGTGGTCTGGTTGACCAGACTTACAAGAGTCTGGTCAAGGCTCAGATCGTCTAGGCGGACAGCACACTGAATTGCAAACGGGAAACTAACAGCCGGAACCGTAGTTGTCCGTCGCAAATACTGGAGTAGTGCGTCATCCAGTAGGATCGACATCTTCGACCTCTAACTCAGTTAGGGCGTCAGGGTAGAAAACTTGATAGAACCACTCATACTCTTTGACGATCTTTTGACAAAGTTCTTCAGAGAGATACTTGTCCCAGTAGGGTTGACGATGCTCAATCTTACCCTTACCGACATGAGGAAATTTGTATAAGTGAAGATAGTCAGGCTCGCGCGAGACATTCTTCACATCATTGTAGTTATGCTTCTTGTAGTACGGATCCTCAAGGTACTCGTAGAGACGCTCCATCTCAAACTTCGGATTCGCAGTAAAGTCCACAGTCTTAATAAAGTGAACCTCACGCTTACGGTTGAGAAGGTCTTTGATGCCTGACATCACAGAGCCGATCATGCCTTCTTTTGGATGTAGCATCTTTTGAAGACGGCCTTCGATTGTAGGCTCCGGTCCCGCTTTGAAAATTGCAGTCCTTCGATCTTGTTTCTCAATCGAAGCAATAATTGCGCGAATGTCATTGATCATCACAATGAACTTCACATCGGGGAAGAGTTCTTCAGTCAGAGAGATTTCGTGAATCCACCCACGAGATTTATCGAAGACCATTCGATCATCGTCGTCATACCACTCACGACAAACCGCCAGCATGACTCGACGAAGCATAGCTTCAGTCCGCTCCCGGTCGTTAGCGAGCATACCCTTAACCTCAACACTTTTACTTACGAGGCCAGAGATGCCGTTTAACAACGCGGGAAGCGGGCTAGTGTCAGATACACGGAACCTGGGGTTCTGCGCCATTGTGTTACATAAGAGGGTGCTACCCACCCTCGGCAGTCCTAGGATACAGTTAAGATTCATATGCCTGGATGGCTTTCTCCATATGTTCAAGCATCTTCGAGTGCTTCTCGATCAGCTCGGGGCTAGCAACAGGCTTCAGAACTTTGTGGAAATAGTTCCAGCCCTGCTGCATCATTTTGAATTGTCGACGAGCAAGACGTTCGACTTCTTTGTCTGCGAACTTCTTCTCCATTAGATTTCCACCGCTTCAATCTTTGCGTGCCAGATAGTGTTCGTAGCAGCGCCAGGAGTAACACGCACAGTCACAGAAGTTGTTGTAATCTCGAGAGTGATAGTCGGCACTGCAATACCGTCAAGCACAATGTTATCGAACGTGATGGTAGCATCCGTCGTCGTGTTATTACGCAACCGAATACCGGTTGTGTTATCACGCTCGACCATTGCCATACGACCGTCAATATCAGCCGCACCAGTTGGCAACGCAGCGACACCACCAGAGAATCCGTTTGCACCAAGCTTAGCCACAACCATACACTTGATTGCGTAGGTCGTGTTAATCGGAATTTCAAGCTTCAGAATATCAGTCTTCGACGTGGACGTAGTACGCACCATGCCGGCAACTTCAAACGTGTAGCCGTAGTTATTCTCCGAAGCCAAGCGAGTAGTGCGACGGTGCTCACTGCTCATGCTGATAACGCTATCCCGACCATGTGTCGAGAAGAACTCAAGACCAGCATTCACAGTGTGGCTTACACCGAAAGTTGAGCCAAACGAACCGTCAATATCGTTGTTCGAGCCTGCAACAAAGTTACAGACCGCATTCATATCAGTCTGGTTTGCACCGAGCTGGTTGCGGAAGCCAAAGACATTGGAACCACCACTGTAGACTGTGTTGTAGCCACCGATGACATTTGCCCAACCGTAGTAGTATTGCTCGTACGCATACGCAGTAGGAGCATAGAGATATCCACGCCAGCTAACAGTGTTCTGCGGCCCAAAGATAACACCACCACTTTGATAAACGTAGTAGGTGCCACTGTAGGTGCCGAACGCCTTAGTAAACTGGAAGTCTTCAGTGATAGTCTCACCGGCAATGAACCAAGGTCCATAGCCAAGGTGCGAGACTTGAGTAATACTCTGCCCAAAGAACTGCGAGTTATCGCAGTTGAGAGTAGTGATGTTCCGACCAAAAGCCGTGAGTTGATTGTCACCGTGGAGAGTAATATCGCGACCAAAGGCGAAGCTGTTATCACCTGGCGCAGTAGAACCATCACCTTGGGCGAGTGAGTTCTCACCACCAGCGAGCGGAGCAACGGTTCCTTTACCAATACCTGCATTTGTGCCCGCGCCGTCAGAAAAGAATCCTCCGCCGCCACCACCGCCACCTGAGAGGTCGAGCGTAACCGAGCCGCCGGTGTTATCAGTGAGCTTCGTATTGTCTACGATAATCTCATTGACACCAGCAACGTTTGGATCGTTATCCTGCTCCCTCACAGTCAGAACACCAGCAATAGCATTCTGACTGATGCGCAGAGTCATAACTTGTGCGCCGCCCGACATAGTGTCAAGCACGTTCGTGCCGAGACGACGCACACGGATGCGGAAGTTTTCACCAGACTGGAGGCCATCGATTTGAGCATCACTGAATGTAAACAGTGCGTTTTGGATCTGACCCGAGATGCCTGGGGCTGTTGAAGCCACCAGGATCTCAGTGCCCCACGTCGGGGCGTCGTCAATATCCACTCCAGCCTGATCGAGCCGTTCGAAACTAATACCCCAGTAAGCATCTCCTGAGGTAGCAGACTCGGCCACCCACGGAAGCAAAATCGTGAGACCCGCTCCCTGATATGCTTCAGGGAGTTGGTTCGTGTAGATTGCTTCCGAGTCTACTGACTCTGCGAACTGCACCAGACGGTGGCTATTACGGCGAGCGTAACGAGCCGGCGTCGCGATGCTGGCAAGCTCAGCAGACAGTGGTGGAAATGTTAAAAGGGTACTAGGCATAGATTAGGCCGCGGTAACGGTGTAAGTAACCTTGAGAATGTCCGAGATCGCCACAGGAATCGGCGAGACGAACAACGCGGTAGCCCAGAGAACACCCGTGGTGCCACCCTTAGTGCTGCTGCTCGTGAGGAACAGACCTTGCAACGTGCCAGCACTGGAGATCGTGAATGTGATCGGGGTGCTGTTCGTGATCGACTGACCCGATGCCGCATCCTCAGCCCAGTCAACACGAGTACCTTCACTGTAGCCAGTGAACTCGATCCAGCCCGGGTGAGACGCCATGGTGTCAGTATCAGCGAGCGCGCTGAAGCTGGCGTTATCGATGATCGCAACATACCAGGGGTTGACCGCGGCTAACGCATTGAATGTAACGTTAAGCCAGTGGTCTTTACCTTCGTTGGTAACACCATTCGGAACACGATACGTGCCCTTCTTGTTACCGTCTTTGTCATAGTGCTCGACGGTAAAGATACCACGAGCTGCACCCTTCGATGCTACCATCGGGGCACCTCCTCGGATGACTTGGGCCCGCGCCGCAACCGAAGCCTTAGCGCTTGTATTCGCTCCAGACATTTAATTCTCCTTATTGACGGTTGCGAACTCGGTTCGCACCTTGCCTGTTCAAACGGACAGTTTGCTTCTGAACCTCAGAGGCAACTGCTCTTGCGACCTGTTGACCGTCCAGCTCGCTTGTAACATTACTCTCAACAGTTAGATTGACAGTGACCTGACCTTCACCAAAGCCAAGACCGGGAGCAATCCGACCGAGCGGACTAACCTGCGCAACCTCGATACGGTTCCGTGGACGTGTCGATCCAATACCACGCTCTTCAAGCGAACGCTGACGTCGAGCACCAAGTGCCCGCACGAACGGATCACGTGATTGTAGCGGGTCGAACGGAGCATTACGAATCGGACCAGTCACCCCTTGAGCACGCAGTGCCTGCAGCCGTCGCAGCTCAGCTTGAGCCTGAGCTTCACCAGGGAAGAGTGGGTTTGCACCAATCGTCTGGCCGTTAATACGTCCAGTGCCGGGTGCAGGAAGACCAGCAGCTTCGGCCGCAGCAGCTTCGGCACCCTCGCGTGGAAGGTTCTTAATAGCATCA